ATAATCTAATTAGATAATGTAATTAGATGGATTATAAAACATCTGGAGTTGATATTGAGGCAGGGAGAAACTTTGTCAAACAAATAAAACATACTGTCAAATCCACTCATAGACCAGAGGTCATGGGTGGATTTGGTGGTTTCAACGGTGCAGTAAAAATTCCCAACCAATATAAAAATCCAATATTAGTATCAGGTACTGATGGTGTAGGCACTAAATTGAAACTCGCACATTTATGGGGTATACATGAAAATGTAGGAAAAGATTTAGTTGCAATGTGTGTAAATGATGTAATCACATGTGGAGCAGAACCATTATATTTTCTTGATTACATTGCTACAGGCAAGTTAGATGAAAAAGTATTATGCAAAGTTATAGATGGTATAGCAAAAGGATGTATTGAAGCAGGATGTTCATTAATTGGTGGTGAAACCGCTGAGATGCCATTGATGTATCATAATGATGAATATGATTTGGCAGGATTCTGCACGGGTATAGTTGAAGAAAATGAATATATTTCTGGTAAAAACATATCAAAAGGTGACATAATTATTGGAATTGAAAGTAATGGGTTGCATAGTAATGGATTTAGTTTAATAAACAAACTACTTTATAAGCATCAATTATTTTATAAAGATGTTTCAGAGATAGGTAATCCAACTCACATTTATGCAAAAGTTGTTAAAGAAATTATGAACAACTTCGAAGGAGTAAAGGGTATGGCACACATTACTGGTGGTGGATTACAAGAAAATTTACCAAGAATTATTCCTAAAGGATTGGGTGTTCGTATTAATTATGATGCTTGGCAAATGCCTAGAATATTTTACAAAATTATGATGGCAGGTGAAATACCACCAGAAGAAATGAAAAAAGTTTTTAATCTCGGTATTGGATACTGTATTGTGATATCTCCACAATATGAAGACCATGTTCGCACGATAATAACTAACTGTGGTTACAACTCTTGGACAATTGGAGATATTGTGCTATAATATATTTGTCAGGAAAATTAAGTAAATGTCTGTAAAATTAACGTTACTCAAAAGTGGTGAAACATTAATATCTGATATGCAAGAGTTAGTTGCTGATAAAGAACAACAAGAACCTCATGCATATATTTTGAACAATCCTCATGTAGTAAAATCAGTAAAAAAAGATTTTCTTACTGAAGAGGAAAAAGATCAAAATAAATTTGGTATTAATGTTTCAATGATACCTTGGATAATTTTATCAGCAGATAAGAAAATTTTATTGCCAGTTGATTGTGTCATGACTATTGTTGAACCTATAGAGGGTGTAAAAAAAATGTTTCTAGATAAATGTGAAACCTTTAGTATAAAGGAGGAGTTAAATGATTAAGTGTATTTTAATAGACATAGATAATGTTCTCATCAGTGAAATAGTTGAAATAGATGCGGAAATTGGAGAACCTAATTGTAAATTAATAAATCCATACCTTTTTAAAGATATTGATGACATGAAACCTTGGAAGTCTGAAGTTACAAATCAAACAGAATTTATGATTCGTTCAGAAGATATATTGACTATTGCAGATCCAACTGGTACAGTTGTAGATAGATATGTTGAATTAACTTCATAATGCGATTTTATACTAACGTTCAAATGGTTGGAGACCATTTCTTAGTTCGTGGTTATGAAGATGGTAAACACTTTGCAACTCGTGAGAAATTTTATCCAACACTATTTGTAGACTCAAAAAGAAAAACAAAATATAAAACACTTGATGGTCTTCCTGTTGAACCAGTTGAACCTGGCACTGTTCGTGATTGTCGTGAGTTTATTAAAAAATATAATGAAGTTGAAAATTTTAATATCTATGGAAATGAAAGATATATCTATCAATACATATCAGAAAAGTATCCAGAAGTAGAAGTTAAATTTGATACAGAAAAGATAAAACTAACAACAATTGATATTGAGGTTGCATCAGAAAATGGATTTCCTGATGTAGAATCTGCTGCTGAAGAAGTGTTACTTATAACTCTACAAGACTATTCAACAAAACAAATACGTACTTGGGGTCGTGGAGGTTTTAATAATAAACAAGAGAATGTAATCTATAAGGGATTTAAAACTGAATATGAACTTTTAACTGATTTTATTAATTGGTGGATGATAGAAGATAATACACCAGAAGTTATTACAGGATGGAACAGTAAACTTTATGATATTCCTTATCTTTGTCGTCGTATTGATAGAATACTTGGTGAGAAACTTAAGAAAAGAATGTCTCCTTGGGGTCTTGTAACTGAAGAAGAAACATATATCTCAGGTCGTAAACATATTTCTTATGATATTGGTGGTGTATCTCAGTTAGATTATCTTGACTTATATAAAAAATTTACTTATAAGGCACAAGAATCATACCGATTAGATTATATTGCAAGTGTTGAACTTGGTCAAAAGAAACTTGACCACTCAGAGTTCGATACCTTTAAGGATTTTTACACAAAGGGTTGGCAGAAGTTTGTAGAATATAACATTATTGACGTAGAACTTGTTGACCGTTTGGAAGACAAGATGAAGTTGATTGAACTTGCATTGACTATGGCATATGATGCGAAGGTTAATTATGAGGATGTATTCTATCAAGTGCGTATGTGGGACACCATAATTTATAACTATTTAAAACGGAGAAATATTGTTATTCCTCCAAAAAATAGAACAGATAAATCAGACAAATACGCAGGTGCATATGTCAAAGAACCGATACCAGGTAAGTATGATTGGGTGGTTAGTTTTGATCTCAACAGTCTTTACCCTCATCTCATTATGCAGTATAATATTTCGCCAGAAACCCTCATCGACAAACGACATCCATCAGTTACCGTTGATCGAATACTCGATGAAACAGAGACTATAAATGGAGATTATGCTGTATGTGCAAATGGTGCACAATTCAGAAAAGACGTAAGAGGATTCTTACCTGAGTTAATGGAGAAGATGTATAATGAAAGAGTAATTTTCAAAAAGAGGATGATTAATGCGAAGAAGAAGTATGAAAAGACACCGACAAAAGACCTTGAGAAAGAGATTGCACGTTGTAACAACATACAAATGGCAAAAAAAATCTCTCTTAATTCTGCTTATGGTGCTATCGGCAATCAGTACTTTCGTTATTACAAATTAGCGAATGCAGAAGCGATTACGTTATCGGGTCAAGTTTCGATTCGATGGATTGAAAATCGCATGAACTCATACTTAAATAAAATATTAAAAACGGAGAATGAAGATTATGTCATTGCTAGTGATACTGATTCTATCTATCTTAACCTTGGTCCTTTGGTGGAGGTCATATACAAAGGGAGAGAGAAGACTAATCAAAGCATTGTCACGTTCCTTAATAAGATCTGTGAGATGGAATTTGAAAAGTATATTGAGAGTTCTTATGAAACGTTGGCGAAATACGTGAATGCTTATGACCAGAAAATGTTTATGAAGCGAGAGAATATCGCTGAACGTGGTATCTGGACAGCAAAGAAAAGATATATTTTAAATGTATGGGATAGTGAAGGTGTTCGTTATGATGAACCCAAACTTAAAATGATGGGTATTGAAGCAGTTAAATCATCAACTCCTGCACCTTGTCGTAAATTAATCAAGAATGCACTCAAGTTGATGATGAATGGCACAGAGGAAGATGTTATAGATTTCATTGATGAGTCTCGAAAACAATTCCGAAAATTACCACCAGAAGAGATTGCTTTTCCTCGCACTGCATCAAATGTTCAAAAGTATAAAGCACATTCTACAATATATGCAAAGGGAACTCCTATACATATACGGGGTGCATTATTGTTTAATCATTATGTAAAAGCAAAAAAGATTGACAATAAATATTCACTCATCGGAAATGGAGAGAAGGTAAAATTTCTCTATTTGAAAAAACCAAATGTTATTCAAGAGAATGTAATATCATTCATTCAAGATTTCCCTAGAGAACTTGGACTTGAGAAGTATGTTGATTACGATTTACAATTCGATAAAAGTTTTGTTGAACCACTTAAAGC